CTCATTTCGCTTTCGCCTTGTTCCTTGCGGATATAGCTTTAGCTTTTGCCTTTGCATCAGCCTTGGAGTTGGCACCCCATGCCTTTAGCGAAAGAAGCAGTCTGGTTGGTTCGCCGTTCTTGTACTCAGGGCCATCCATGTTGCCCATTCGTGCCAAGAAACTCGCTCTGCGGGGATTATCCCCTGATTTGACTGGAGGTTTTAAGTTCCCGCCAGTTGCCGCATTATAAGACGCTCTGCCCTTGGCATTCAAGCCGCCTTTTGGATTTTGACCAGCTTTTGTTTGCCAAGTTGGAGATTTCATGTCTTACCTATACTTTGCTGTTTTCTTTGCAATCTTCTTAGGTTGGGCAACAAACTGTTTGCCTGCCGCCTTACCAGCCCTTTTTGCCCTAGTTGTAGCCGCATATTCGGCAGAACTTAGGCTTTTAATGGCAGCCTCTGGCAAATAACGCTCGCCTGTTTCAGACGACTTCTTGCCAGATTTAGTGCGCCATTTCTGGTCGCCCCAGTCTTTCAATGACTTCTGTGGAGCCTTCATTTCATCTTCTTGGCGCATTTGCCCATAGACTTGCACTTGGCAGGAGTAGGACAACCAGCACAAGGCTTGAAAGATTTAGCTGCTTTGATTTCAATAATACGCATGGTTTTCTCCAGTTAAGATTTATACCCGCCACCCTTGGCTTTATATTCCTTGGCCAGCAACTGTGCTTTTCTGGCTGACCACTCGCCCGCCGCAGTGCCCTGCACAGCCTGCCCTTTAATGCGCTCAAACAAAGCCTTACGCATGGCAGGCTTGGTGTAGTTTTTGGCAGCATTAACCTTGGATTTCATTTTCCACGGCTCATCTTGTTTTTCATGGTGCGCTGACCACGAACAGGCATAGGCTTAGACTTGCCAGCAGACGACAAAGCAATGGCAATCGCCTGTTTCTGAGGCTTACCCGCCTTCATTTCAGAACGAATATTCGCGCTGATAGTCTTCTGTGAAGAACCTTTTTTCAGAGGCATAGGAACTCCTTATTTCAGCAACTTTGTGCCTAAAAATGTCAAAAAACCACCCGACATTGAAGCGATGGTCATACCCATCCAAAAGCCACCCTTGGACTTGTTGGCAAGCTCAAGCAATGCCTTTACATCCTTGGAAAGCTGATGAACCTCAGTTTGTAGAGCCTCAACTTGAGCCTCTAACTTGCCAAACTCTCTTGGGCTAATGTCGCTCATGCCAACACCTTACGAGGCCGACCTAACGGCTTTTTAAGAGTCAATGTCTGCCTTGTTCCATCCTCATTCTGCACCTCAATCTCGGCAGAAGTGTCCACTTCAACATATTCGTGGTGCTTACGCATTTGCTCTATATCGTGCTCCAAGCGGAACTCAACGATATTTCCAGAACGAGTGCATTTGAACAAAGCCATCTGTAATCCTTGTAGAAAGGGGGGACTAGCCCCCCATTCATTAAACTTGACGACCAACCACCAAACGCAGGGTGGCTGAGGCCAAATCAACGGAGCCACCAGTTTCGTTTTGGAAACGGATAGACACCACGTTAGCAGCGCTAACATAAGCTGTAACAATCAAACCAGCAACGTCAACAGCCAAAGATGCACCAAGAACCATGTCGCCCAAGGCAACGCCTGGCACAGCCACGGTATCGGTATCACCAGCGCCATCAGACAAGCTGTCAGCATTGATTGTTGCGGTTACGCTCCATGTGTCTGAAAACAAACCACGGAATTGATCGTTGCCACGACGGACAACAACTGAACTTGCATTTGCCATTATTCTCTCCTAATTAGGTTAAAAAAGACCCCCCACCACTAGGGCAGGGGGGCAACTGCAATTAGGCTGGAACTGCCAAAGCAAAGGCAGAAGAAGACAGTGCAGCGCCAGTGGTGGCGGCTGTACGGACTGCTTTCACGCCATACAGAGTGTCAGAAGTGAACAAAGTGGCAAGATATTCTTGCTTGTACTGCACTTGTGAACGCACAGCCACTTGCTCAACCAACACCATAGAGTCGCGGTGACCCATCAAGCAGATGCGGTCAGTGCCAGTGTTACCAGCGCCGTAGTCAGCATTGCTAGTGGTGAACACTGGAATGCCATACAACTGACCGATTTCACCGTTACGGATTGCGTCACCATTGCCCACAAAAGCCTGCTCAGTGTAACGAGCCAAGCCCATCAAAGTGTTGCGGCTTGAGGGAGGAATGATGAAGAAACGACCGTCCATAGGGGTGTCGTTGTCGTCCAAACGCTGAATAGTGCGACGGATAGCAGCGTCAGTCAAAGCAGAAGCGTTGCTGGTTGAGCTGTTGTACACGGTAGTGCCGTCGCCGCCGATGTAAGCCTTGGTAGACGATGCAGAAGTTGCATAGTCGTCAGTGCCCACAGTAGCGCCGTTGAAAGCACGACCCAAACGCACCAAGTCGGTATCAACTTGACGAGCCAAGGCGTAACCTGCGTCAGCAGTGTAGAAGTTACGCAAGCTGTTCAAGGCTTGGGCTTCCACGATGTCTTCGATCAGACGGCTGTACTCATAGTGCTTGTTGATAGACACTTGCACTTCAGTCTCAGTCGCGGCGATCAAAGTCACTGCGGCTTCAGCAGCTTTGGCAGAAGCAGAACCACGGGTAGGAGCTGGAATGTGAACGGTGTCACCTTTCTTGCCCTTGAAGTTCATCTTCATAACCAAGTTAGCCAAAACGAGGTTCTTCTTGTAAGCCGCAACAATCTCATCACTCCAAATCTCAGGAATGAACTTATCTGCGGTGGTAGTGGTTACACTATTTGAGGGGGAAAAAGCTGTTGCCATGTTAAATCTCCAAAAAACGATAAGTTAGTTACCTAACCCGTCCCTCTGGTTATGCTTGCATGAGTTCGTCAGACAAGGCTTCATATCGGTTCGGGTCTGTCATCTTCAGCCGAATAAGGTCAGCCCTTCGATAGACTCGCTTTGTACTTTCCCCAGTTCCACCCACATCAACGGTCGCGGCCTTCAGATTGCTCTTTCGAGTAGCTTCACCAGCATCGCTAGTTTGCTTAGTCTTCACGCCACGCAACGCCTTGTAAGTAGACAGCAATTCGTTGGCACTGTCGTAGTCATATTCACCATCAGCTTTGGCATACAACCCAAGGCGAACGGGAGAAGATTTCACCCAATTCACAAACTCAGGGTCTTGAGCAATCTGACCGAAATCAGGGTGCTCTGCCGCTAGCTTTTGCTGAATCTGCATCTTTTTGAACTCTAAAGCCGCTTGGCGACCTGCGAGTACATCTGGATGGCTATCAACAGTCTTACGAATCGCCTCTTTGGGATTTTCAAAGAAATCCGGTTCAGGCTCTTCCTCTTTAATAGGTTGCGACTTTGTTGCGAGGTTTTGCTTAATCAGTTCGTCGGCTAGTTTCCGAGTTTCGCCAACTTCCTGAGCCTGCTTCCCAATGAGCTTTTCAGCCTCTTGGTGCATTTTGATGACTTCTTCTAGGCTTTTATTCCTGTATTTCTCAGGAAGCTCCGATAAAGTCTCAGTCTCAGGTAGTTTCTCTTTTTTCTCTTCCTCTACCTCTAACTCACTCAGCTTCTCGTCTTCATTGTCAATCAACATATTGGTTCCTTTTCCTGCCGTTATCGGTTCTAGGAGATTAAACTCGGCATTTCTGCTTACGAGTTTTGCTTACGCTCCGCTTTCAATTTTTCCTGATGCCTGCGGTCAAACTGCATTGCTGCCGTTGGAAACTGACCTGACCAGCCCTCAAGATTGACTTTCGGAGCACTTATAGTACGACTGGCTGTACCGCCGCACTCACATTGAACACTCGCCGTCTCATAATCAGTGAGCTTATCAATGCGTTGTCCACAATTGCAGACAAATTCATAGATTCTTTTCATTCAATTCCTCATACGCTCGTTCGCTGACCTGTTTCAAGGTTTTTAGCCAAGTTAGGATTGAAAGTTCACCCTTTTTGAATTGTAGACTTTTTTCGTCAGGGATTGTACTAATATTGTTAAGAGATTCAATCATCTTGTCAATATCTTCAATCAGGTCTTTCCAACCCTGACCGCCCATCATCTCAAAGCGGTTTTCGTAATACTTTTGCAGTTCTGGTGTCATATTAGTTAAAAAATACTAAAAATTGTCCAGTAACTCCACTAGCAGGAGCTACAACAGTTCCGTTAATGTAGCTGACACTCAAATAGTCAATGCCATCACCAGCGGTAAATGTTAATCCTGTGTTGTTACCACCGTTGGTTGAGTTAGCGCCCATGTACCAAGTAGAGCCTTTTTGTAAGGTTGCTTGGCTAGTTGTCGTTGAACCTAAAGTGATTAAGTTACCAGCAGTACCTGAAAGACTGAAACTGGTAAAAATGTTAGTTGTTCCTGCCGTAAACAATACGGTAGCTGGTTGAACGGTGTTGGTAATGTTCAGGAATGTATTTGAGCCTGATACGGTCAATTGTCCAGCGCCACCTTGGTTCAATGTGCAGTTATATGTAGACCCGCCGCCAACAAAGGTCTTGGCAGTAGCGGCAGTCATTGAGATCGTGCCTGTGCCAGTTCCTGCTGGTGGAGTTACTGGACAATTTTTAGTATTTTTTAACTAATATGACACCAGAACTGCAAAAGTATTACGAAAACCGCTTTGAGATGATGGGCGGTCAGGGTTGGAAAGACCTGATT